TCTGGTACCTCCTCTATTTCGTCTAAATAATATACTGACAGAAATTCATCGGTAGAATTCTTTTCAGCCTTGACTTTAGCGTCTTTCGCCGTTTCTGCATCGACGATTTCTGTAAGTCCCATATCTGGGAACGCTATACTTTCCCATCTAAGCCGGTAATGTTTCATCAATTCAGTACCTCGCATTTCTCATCTCCTTTTGTTGCTTCGCAATACCGTTGTGCCGCTTCAGTCATCATACCCATTAATTCCTTCATAGCTGCTTCTTCGCCGTATTTGCTCTGTACGTTTACTACCGCCTGCACCATCATCGTCACGATAAACTCTTTAAGTGTCGGATAATTGCCGAACGCCCGGCAAATCATATGTTTAGCAGTATCATCGTAAGCAAGCATAAACGGGACGCCGCTTTCCAACAACAATTTATCCGCCTGCTCGGCTTTTTTATAATCAATCATTTATTCTTCCTCCCTCTTTCTTACCCACTTTTTGGCAAACAGCCGCAGGTAATGAATATACCCGTTATCGGTCAGCGGTTTAACTTCTTTACGCACTTTAGGCTTTAAAACTGTTGTGATTGGATACCCATCTACAATCAAGCCTGCGCCCTTTTCCTTGCACGTAGCTCTAATTTCGTTTTTATACTTGCTGTAAAGCTCTTGCGGAACGAAATAATAAAAACCTCTAACATCTGGATGGTCATGGTATTTATTCTTTTTTTGGTCTGCTCTAAAATCAGCATTGCTGATTTTAACTTCGACCTCATAAAGATAATTACTATTGGTTATGTACAGAAAGTCGGCTTCGTAGCATCCCGAGTATCGGTCTTGCCGTTCTCCGCCGTCCCATATCTTCCAATACCTGTCCATTATGATATTCGGGCCGCAATCTAAGCCACGCTCAATGCCGTATAAACGCCCTAAACGTAAACTAAGACTGTCTTCTGTATGTTTATCGCCATAATTCATTTAAGGCCTCCTATAGTTCATACTCCACACCTATTCCCGCAGCCACGGCAGGGAGTGCAGCTTCTGCTTCTTCACGTGTGGGGAATACCCAGCCTGCTTTAACTAAAGCTTGATGGGAAACGACACTACCCACCCAGACAAAACTTATAACCTCTAAACTGCGGCTTATGCCTCTAGCATAAAAACTATACACTGTCTGCCCTTCCTTTGGCTTCCACGGCAGTTTGACGATTTCAGCGTCGCCACGAGCAAGACGATAAAACGTAAGGTCTGCTGTTTCAAATTCCTCCGAGTGTAATCCGTCTAAGTCAAACCAAAATTTGACATTATTGTTACCAAACTTAAACTCTTCGCCCAGCTCTACGCCGAGCATCTTAGCGATTTCAGGGATTAAATTTTTAGCCATGTTATCACTCCTTTATAGCCTTACTTGCCTTTAAAATTTTCTCAATCAGCTTATCCACGGACTTGTCTGTAAATTCGCCTGCAGCTTTGATGTTTGCTGGTGTTATACGCCCTGCCACATACATCGCAATCATTTCATCTTTAGTTGGAACAGCTATTGCAAGCGCATCAACAATTAAGGCTACGCAGGTTAGTTTCTTCGTGAAATTTAAAAATGCTTTACCAAGGCCACAGCCAATGTCGCAATTATTGAGGCTTGAAACAATTCCTGTTATGCTTATGCCAGCACCCATAGTTAGTAAAACTCCTGCTACAATGCAGAAGTGATGTATCATGTCCATTCTTCCTGCCCAGTAAATCAACCACGGCGAAACAATCGGTTCGTTCATTTACTTACACCCCTCAATCTTTCTGCCGCACCAACAGCAGTGTGACTGTCCAAAATTCTCGAACGTACCGCCGCACTTTTTGCAGCGATAAATCGGTAACACCCCTTCATAGCGTCCTGTATACACCGCCACCGCTGTACGGTCAAGCTCATGCTTTAAAGCTGTTAACGTAACCTTTTGTTTTTTCATACCAGCGATAATAAGTTTTATAGCCTTAGGCTTAAAGCAGCCAAGTTGAAGACTATACTTAGCCATTGAGATTTCTCTTTTGACATCTAAAATTTGTTCGCGCAACATCTTTTCACGTTGCGGCAGGCTATCCCACCATTGTTTACGTTCTGGAGCCATTACTCTTCCTCCTTTTCAATTTCTGCACGAATAACAGCCATAGCCTTATGCAGATAATCAACGTCGCCGCTAAGCAGCCATTCTTCCAGCTCTGCATTAACAGCCTTGATAAGCTTTTCTTGATGTTCCATGTTCTTCAACCTCCTTTAGTTCTTCTTTCTCTCCCTCGCCCCACACTTCTGCGGCGTATTCTCACACCGCTTGCAAGGTCTGTCGCATTCACAACAGCAGATGTGCAGCAGTGTGCTTATCACGCAGTCCGGCGTGACAGCCCTGCAATAGTATTTAGGCTTTAAGCGTGTTTCTAGTGCGCTAGCAGTTTCATCCTGCTGCGTAATGGTTTCCGGCGGTTTCGGTGTACCCGTCAGTCCCTTTACCTTTGCTTTACATCTCAGCAGGCCACAAGATTTTTCCTTGCCTTTCTTAAACTCCCAGATGGTCACTTTTTTTGTTTTGCCACAATCGCAACGCACCAAGAAGTAAGCTGAACCCCTATCCTGGTAGCCTAAATACTTCTCAACAGTCAGCGTGCCAAATTTCACGCCAACCCATGCCGTCCAATTATTCACGCCAGCACCTCCAAAGTAAGCGTATCGCCACATTTCAGCAGCTTACTTTTACAAGGCTCATTATGCTTGCGACTGTACGTAAAGTCGTTCATGTAGCATTGCAGGATACGGAATTGACGTTCAATAGCGTTGTCACTCAAGCCAATCTGACGGCCGTATTCAAATACGGCTTTAGCCTGTGGCATGTCCTTAGGCCAACCGGAGCGACGTTCACTCATTTTTGCGTACATCCACCTTAGCACCATGCAACTTACTCTATCCTCCGTGAGCTTTTTGCCGTCGCTCAATTTCTCCATGTTGCAGCGGTTTATATTCTCCTGCACATGAGCTTCTTCTGCCTGCTTCAAAGCAGCCTGCATCAGCGCCGGGCTGATTATATTCACGTTAAGGCCGTTCGCACCGGTCAAGGTAAGCGCTATCTGCTCTGCCTTCTCCCACCGGTCAAGGCCTATATTTTGCTGATTAAAAATTCCTGCCCAAAGGTTGACTGTTTCTGACAAGATTCGTTTCGCTTCTTCCAGGCGGTCAAAGCCGGGCCGTATGTCCTGCGGCATCCGTTTTCCTGCCTGTTGCAGTTTAACAATCGTTTGGGCTATTCTCTGCTGTTGCAGCATCGCCCTCACCTCCTACATCTCCGTAAAGTTCGTTTACCAGGTCCATGCCAGAATATCCGGCACCTGCATTCTGCTTCTTGCTGTTGCCGCTGGCATAGTTTCTTGCTACGGTCTGCACATACGCAAAGTTTCTTGCGCCGTGCTCAACCGCCGCTAATATTCCCTGTTCAACGGCAGCCTCGCCAACCTCACCTAACAAGGCTTGCAGTTTTTCTCCGACGATTGGAGTAAGCGGCATCATGTTTTTCTCCCACAAGGCAAAAATTTCAGTATGCGTTTTTTCCTCGTCATCGTCATTTCTTTTAGGATGATGATAATCATCCTTTTCTTTATCTCTATACTCTATACTCTTATCTCTAATCTCTGTCGGACATTTTGTCCCTTTTTCTGGGGACATTTTGTCCCCCTTTTCGGGGACATTTTGTCCCTTTTTATTTTGACGTTGTGTCTTTTTCTTCGTCGCTGATTCTGACGCACTACCGCTGCCGGTCATGTTAGCAACCTCCGGCAAGTAGCTTTCACCTTTATCGTTCTTCTCAATAAGGCCTATTTGTTCAAACAAAGCAAGTGCGCTTTCGACAATTTCAATATCAAATTGCGTCTGTTTAGCGATTGATTCAGCCGTATGCTGAATAGTCATTTTGCCGACCTGCCGAACAAGTACGCCGTCAGTTTTCAATGACTTTAAGCACAGTTTAAGGTACAAGAGTACGTATTTTTCGCCGTTTTCCTGGTCCTCTAGCCACTCAACGACATCACTTTCAAAGAAGTTTTCGTTGAGCTTTAACCAATAATACCTGCCAGCCATGTTTTACTCCTCAAAGTATGTAGGTACTTCGTACACCATTTTATTGTTCTTCCGGTATACCTTGATTCTTCCGTCCTTCTTGCAGAACTTCAAAAATCTATACCAGCGTTTCGGATTGCTCTTTCTATACGAATACATAGAAAGAAGATGAAGTCCAGCTGCTCCCTTGATAAGCTCAAAGAATAAGTCGAAAGCATCTGGCTTTGCTTCTTCTAAATCGTCCGCAAATTTGTTACTGAAGCCAAAGTGTCCTTTACCTACAAGAACTATTGCTTTACTTTTTTCGCACGGTGTCGCTTTTACATTCAACGTTTTGTCCCGCTCCTTTCAAATTTTTAGGGGACATTTTGTCCCAAAGTTGGGGGACATTTTGTCCCCGCTTTTCGGGACATTTTGTCCCCGATGTTTTTTATTATTTCATGCTTGCTTCAATTTCTTCTGCCGTGAAGATTTCACCGGTAGCAGTATCAACTTTGCCGCCCTCTGTAAGCTCCTGCGCTTGCTCTGTAGCGTTCTCTGCGTCAACGTCGATGTATTCAGCCTCGCCGGTTTCTTCGTTGAGCACAGCAGCTTTTCCGTCATTTTCAAAGGCAGTCAATAATTCGATAGACTTAGGTGCATATGTTTTCAAAATAGGCAACAAGACTGTTTTGCAGGCCATTGCGTCAAAGTCAGTTTTCCAAGGTCCTTTATTGAACGCCTTGCTGAAGCGTTTTGCGTGAGCAAGTACCTGCTCTTTGGTTGAATAGTGCGCTTTTCTAAAACCGCCAACTGTTTCGATGGCCGCGAAGTAACCCACTACATTATCACTTACCGCTTCGCCGAGTTCATAAGTCTCATCGAATTTATTCCAATGTTTCAACTCTCCCTCATAAACTGGCACCATGATAATTTTTTTCATATACCCACTGCGCATAGCGAGCTGAATTAAACCTTTGTATCCAATTTGAAATTGAGCTATACCGGCATAAGCAACAATATATGCTTCGCCGAGAGTTGGCACGATTTGAAGTTTGAGGCTTGCTGCCGTAGCTGCTGCTGCAAGCACAGTATGATAATCCGCTGCGCGCAAAAGTTTATCGTTGTTGTATACTGTTAACACGCTAGACAGATAACTGCCGGCGTTTTCACCAAGCATTTTTTCGAAACGTTCTTTGACCGCTGCGCTGTTAATCGCTAAGCTTAAAGGCGACGGTGCCTTTGCAGTACTGCTATTATTTCTTTTTTGAATACCGTTAATAGTTGCCATCTTCTTTTAACCTCCTTAATTTCAAACAATCTTTTTCACTGTCATACAAAATTTCTTCCAGCGACAAGTCTAATGCTTGTGCCAATTTTACACGTGTACGCAATGCAATATTTTTAACTACGCCGCATTCGTATGAGCTGATGGTCGGCTTTTCTACGCCAACCATTGCAGCAACATCGCCTTGCAGCATGTTTAATTTTTTCCGCTTATGGAACAGCATAACGCCTAATTTCTCTTGCTCTGTAAGGCTCATTTTAACGTGAACCTCATACTAGGCTTGCCAACCTTGGCATACTTTTCGTACACGTCCGGCAGGTCTTTTTTCAGTGCCTTTTTGTCCAGCGTTACTCTTCCGGCAATCTGTATATAGGTAATTTTTCTATCCATAAACACGCCGCTTTCGCTGCCGTTCAGCATGAGCTTCAAGGCGTTTTGTGCCTGCGCTAACTGTTCTTCCAGTACCTTTTTCGTTGCCGTCAGTCCGTCAATACACTCAATGTATTGCTCTGCTGCGCTAGGCAGTGCGATACTGTCAACCGCTAACTTATCCTTATTCATTTTGTCAATGGTTGCGGCAGTGCTTTCGCTGCCGTCAACCTCCGGCGGGATGTCGCTTTGCAGGTTGTTCCAGAATATAATCGCCTCCGCTCTCATATCTGAAATAAACTCATCGTTGCGGGGAATTTCTTTCCATACAAAATGGTTGCCGCCGATTAAGCAGGCAATGTACCACTTCTCGCAGCCGGTAATCATCATGTACCACTGACACTGGCAATAATAAGAATCTGGCAGCTCGTCCCCGTCCCAATCTTTCGACTTAAAGCCGTTCGCAGTCTTACATTCCAAGCCTGCATTCTCGCCTACCACAAGGCGGTCGACGTTCGCCAGCATGAACTCATAGCTTTCATCCTGCAATGTGCCGCATTTGCGAACCTTTTTGCCGGTCAGCTCACAGAATCTGTCAGCTACAACCTGCTCAAGCACCGTACCCCAATACACAAATTCATTATTGGAAAGGTCCTCCGGCTCAACGTCACCATGCTTTTCAGCGTAGAGTGCGTAAGCGCTCTTCCAGGGATTCAGTCCCATGATGCAGGAAATGTCACTACCGCCGATACCGCTATTGCGGACGCGTTCCCACGCCACGCGGTCAGCGGCTTGCTCAACTGTCATAATCAGTTTACCCTTCATCAAGCCTCATCCTCCATTTCTTCTAACATGTGCTTTGTAGAGAGTGCTGCATAACGAGCAGCGTCTTTATCGCATAATGCCATTGCGACGCGATAAATCACATCTTTACTGAGTTGCGGCGCATCGTATTTTTTCTCAGCAATTTTCGCAAGCGCCAGCAAATGGCTCATAGTAGCAGCTACGAGAATCTCAAAATCTTCGGGGTTCTTTTTGATGATAGTCACACTCATACCGACGAGCACTTTTATAAACTTCTCGCTGATTTTCTCAAAAGTGCCTCTGGCACCTACAATGCTTTTGCTATCGTTAGCGGCAAGCACTACGCCACCCTTGCAGAGAAAATTTTCAACCGCCCATTGGGAAATTTCTTTGTTGTTCATAAAATCAATCTCCTTTCAAAAAATAAAATTAAATTTCTTTATACAACGGAATAACAATTTGTTGTCCCGCTTGCAACCACTTCACGCCGTTCAGATTGTTGTACTCTGTTATGTCGTGCATAAACTCACGGCAATCACGGTATTTATCCTGCTGGTCCATGTAACGCCCGGTAATCTCCCACAGCGTCTGTCCCTCGCCTACGGTGTAGGCAACCAACGTTTGCTTATAACTAGGGAACAAAAAACCATGTGCCCTAGCAGCCATCTTTGCGGCGCTGCCACCGGTCAGAAAGACAAGACCAGCAAGCAGAATAACAGTGATAATAAAAGCCTTAGTAGTCTTACTCATTTGCCCCATCCTTTCATAACAATCTTGCGCCAGCACTCGCCTCCGCTGCACACGGTAACAAGCAGGCCGCTTTCCTTATCTACTACTTTAGAGAAGTTCATGTGCGACAAGTCTTTGCCGCACACAGCGCATTTTCTCTTCTTCCTGCTCATTCATACCTCCACACTTCTTCTTCCAATTCAAGAGGCGTAATGCCCATATATGCGGAAAATTTTGCGGGGCTGATATGATAAGTCCAGTTCTTTTTACTGCTCGCGTGGAAGGCCACACCGAACGGCAAGGCTCCGCAGCGCAAGCCACAGCGCACAAACATTTCGCTTTTCTGCATAAGCCGCGCGGCTGTTTTAATAGGAACGTTTCCAAGCATCTTACTGCCTCCTTTGCTTTAGAAAGCGCATTGCCGTTTCGTAGCGTTTTTCAGCTCTTTCAATAGCTTCTGCGCGTTCTTTCTTTTTAGCTTTTTCTTCCAGCGTGTCACACCGGATTGCGCCCATGATTCTTTTCAAATCTTTGTCGGTCCTACTATTCAAAGCACACCTCCTGCCCGCGCCGACGCTAGGCGCGGGGCTTGTTTCTATTTCAGCCCTACTACTGGCCGACTACCTGTTGTTGCTGTTCGCACAGTCTTACGGCAGCTTGCAAGCCCTGCATATATGCGGCCGCAACCATAAGGCCGTCCGCTTTAAGTTTGGACATATCAACCGCCGTGCGCTTTACACGCTTTTCAGCAAGCATCTCTTTTACTTCCATTGTTGCCACCTCCCTTTTACAAGATACATAATGCCTAATTTAGACATTTTATTCTTTTTTTCAACACCTTATGCTGTTATTATACTACTATCAATTCTTTTCGTCAACTATTTTTGTCTATTTTCAACATTAATTCTTGTATTCTCTCTATGTTTATGTTAAAATAAACACGTAATGTTTGGTGGCGACACTAGAAAGGAGTGACTTGCAATGAATGAGCGTTTAAAGCTATTGCGCAAAGCTTTAAAACTGAATCAGTTAGAATTCGCGGAGAAAATACAAATAGGACGTTCCACTTTGGCAGGCTATGAAAACGGGCTTACTAATATGACAGATAGGTCCATCCGTGATATTTGCCGCGTGTTCTATGTTAATGAAGATTGGCTACGTACTGGCGAAGGAAATATGTTCCGCGCCAGGAATACAACCAACGAAGAATTAGCACTGCAAATCGGCAAACTGTTAAAGACAGATGATGAGTTTACCAAAAATCTATTTTTGGAATATCTCAAACTGCCGCCGGAAATGAAAACTTTATTTGAAGATTTCGTTCATAATCTGGCAAAAAGCAAATAACCGGCAAATAAAAAAATCCCCCGTACCATCCGCGGTACGGGGGATTTTGCTATGCCTTTTAAATTAGTGCAGCAAATAAAAAAATCAATCTTCGTCTACAAGTCCAAGGATAAAACTGTATATGACAGCCAGCGTTTCTTCATCTTTCACTTCCCGCAATATACCGATTATCCTACTCAATAAAACCTGCATTGTGCCCTCCATTCAAATTAAAGCAGGCCTACAACATTAAGAACCTATTTATATTCTACCACTAAGCTCGCTCATTATAAAGAGTTTTAGGAAAAGTAATTATTTGAATTGCAGTTTACATTTAAATGTGCTATTATTAAATCAAATAAAGACAGAAAGTGAGGTGGTTAACATGGTTGACAGTGACACTATAAGCCTACAGATTAAGAACCTCTATCAAACAATTTTCGCTGTGCCATTGGCGCAAGGCGTGACATGGGCAGTCTAAAAAGCTGCCCATTATTTTTTTATTACAAAGGAGAGTGCTTATAATGTATGAAATTTCTCTTGCGATTGCAATAATAACACTGATTTGCTACTTCATTCTTACCAACGGCAAGGAAGGAGCAAGAACGATTGTCAGAAATGCTTACGCTGATTACCCCTACCCGACAATGCCGTATATGCAAGAATACCTAGAAGCCAACGCCGGCATATATGTTAGTAAGTTTGTATTCGGAGGTTTCGCAAAGCTCACATTTAAAATTTTGGTTATTGGTGGTATGCTGTGCTTGCCAATAGCCGCTATATCTATATATGCAAACGGCATTTTCTCACCGCTATCCGGAATAGCTGGTTGTACTTTTCTATTGAAGATTTGCACTGATACTGAATCTTTTTATTCGCACAATATATCAACGGAATTATTTACACAAAACATTATTAGAAGGCTGGAAAAGAAATTTCCTCATGGTGTGCCCTCAAGAATACTTTATAATCTCTCTACATACGAATATATCGCTTGTGATATTATGGCCCACACTTTTCATAAATAAACAAAAACAACAATAGCCCACGCCGTACACGTGAGCTATTGTTGCTGTTGTTTTTGCCGAACCGTAAACACAATTTTGAAAGAAGGTTGTTTAGCATAAAGAATCTGAACACATGAAAACCTAGAAAAAAGGAGAGCTAAGGAAAATCAAGATTGCATCTTCATTTCAACACCCCGAAAAAATGAAGGTACTATAGTGCTTGTATATGTGCCCACGGAAGCTGCGCCGTCTACTGCGCCTACACCGGACCGCACAGCCGCCCCGAACACCTACTTATATTATATCATGATAATATGTTTAATTTGTGAATAATAACTTCATATAAGCGCTTAAAGAGTTTATACACAGTTTATCCCCAACTGTTGCAAAAAATGCAACAACTGAAAAAGGAAGGAGCAACCAAACATGAAATTACCTAACGGCTATGGTTCTGTTACGAAGCTGACCGGGAACCGGCGGCGGCCATTTATGGTCCGCATCACAACGGGCTTTACCAATGACGGCCGCCAGCTTATGAAAATACTAGGCTACTATGCAAAGCGCACGGAAGCCCTTACTGCCCTAGCCGAATACAATCAATCGCCCTATGATGTTGAAAGTGTGGGCTTGACGTTTGCCCAGGTACACGAGAGATGGGAAGCCGCAACCTACGTTGACGGCAAAGAGCAATCTAACCAATATAAGGCAGCATATAAGCGCTGCGCGCCACTATGGGATATACCGTTCAAAGATATTAAGACCGCGCAATTTCAGCAAGTCATAAATGACTGCGACAAAGGCTACGCTACCAAGAAGGCAATCCGAATCGTATGTAATCTGATGGCCAAATATGCGCTTGCTAATGATATTATAGTAAAGAATTATGTTGAGCTGACCAGCCTGCCGCCGCAGGTTGAGAGCAGAATACATAATCCGCTGACCAAAAAGGAGCTTGCTATATTATGGGAGAACAGCCAGGATATAAAAGTGCAAGCCGTGCTTATCCTCTGTTATACTGGTATGCGCCCCACTGAGTTAGTGAAAGTTGAGAAAGCGGACGTTGACTTTGAAAATAAATTCTTCGTTGGCGGCATGAAAACTGCGGCAGGCCGTGGCAGAAGAATCCCGATAGCTGATAAAATATTTGACTTCTTCAAGGCTACCTACGAACGCAGCACCGGCAAATGCATCTTCTCTGATGAGCGGGGAAAGAATATATCCTATGACGCATACCGCAGCAGATATTGGGAGCCGGTAATGAATATGTTTAAGATGGACCACTTGCCCGGTGACGGCCGTCACACCTGCGCAAGCTTACTTGATGATAAAGACGTAAATGTAAAAATCAAGAAATTAATTCTGGGGCATGCCAGCTCTGACGTGACGGAAAGGGTTTACACTCATAAGACGTTGGAACAACTATTAGAGGCTATTAATTTAATATAGTTTGTCACATACGTGTTACATACTCGTTACGTGCCTGTTACATACGTAGCTTATTTTCCGTGAGCTATGGACACTTTTTGAAAATAACGAAGGCAAAGAAAAATCCCACAACCTGCATGGTTATGGGATTTTCTTGCGATTTGTGATTGATTGAGATAGCCTTCTCTATTAACGTTTGGTAAATTGAGCATCCTTATTTTAAGTCATTCTTTACGCTATTTGTTACATACCTGTTGCATACTATATGTGCTTTATACGTGCTCATTTCACTTTTAAGGTTTACAGTTAGGCTTCCATCTGCGCCAGCCAAGCGTCAAGAACTTTTCCCTCTGATGCGTCCGGGTCGTTTATATACGCTTTTGCCATACGCACGTAGTTGTTAGTGTCGCTTCCAAGAATTTCAGCAAAATCACTATGCAGCATATTCATAACATAGTACCAATCAGCTTTACAACGTATTCCCTGTTGGTCTGCAAATTGGCTAGTCTGTTCAAACGTCCAATGTTCGCCACACGTACCGTCAATGTTCTTCATTTTGGAAACTGCCTTTTTTGCAAGCTCTTCGTCAAAATGCGGGCCATAAGCTACACAATGCAGTTTATATGCAGTATCCCAAAACAGCCTCGGGCAGCGTCCGCGCACTTCTTCTAACGCTTCACAAACTATTTCTTCCATCTCTGTTATCTTTACTGGGTCAGCGCTTACCTTCTCCCAATATTTCTTTAGTTTGTGCATAACGTCGCCCCCTTACGCCATTTTTACAACGCTCAAAGATACATTGCTGATAGTGCCTGCTGCCGTAGCCTGCACCTGCAACGCTGCATTATTATCAATCACACAGCAACTAGGCAATACTCTAAGCAGTGTAGCAAAGGAGATATTATATGTATCGCCTGTTGCACCGGTTACTGTTGCTTCTGCTCCCGGTACTGCTACACCATTACGAAGAAGATTTAAACCTATATCGCCTGCCGCAGTCGGGGTAATATCAGCGTTCAAAGTCACAAGGTAAAGTCCCTGGATAAGGTTAACGCTTGTACTTCCTGCCGGATGCTTAATAGATACGCCAGTCAGAAGATTGTTAGTAGGGAAGCCGACAAAGCCGTTCGCTGCAACAGTCTGCGCCGCCGTTGCTACCGTTGTTAATGCGGATTTCTGATTGCAAATCATTTGTTTTCACCTCTTTATTAAAGCAATAGGGACGGCTTGCACCGTCCCTTGCAGTGCAGTTAATGCACATAACTTATTATTTTAGCCTGCGTTATACGCACAGCCACAAGCACCGGCTACGTTAGCAGCAATGCTTTGATACGGGCTATTCGTAATATAAGCCGGTTGCGGATAAGGTCTTAATGTACCGATAAGATTTGCACTCTGCGCCTGTTGAGATAATTGGAAGTTTGCAGTCTGCAAGTCGCGGTCACGGTCTGCCAGCTTGTCGCGCAAGTCTTGGATTTGGTTGGCAATCAGAACTGCTCTGGTCTTTTCGCCGTCCTCTTTTACTGCGGTGACAATATCGCAGGTATTACGCGCGTTCTCATAGCGCACTGCGTCAATATTTCTGTTAGTTTCGCAGCAGCATTGCTGTTGAGCAAAACGATTTTCGGAAAGCTGACTGCCTAACTGATAGCCGGTCTGCATAATGTCACGTTGTACACCATTAAAACCATTCAGCATAGTGCTGTTCTGAGCGTAGAAGCCGTCACACAAACCATTTTGAACGCCACGAATACCTTCTTTAATATCCTGCATAGAAAATTGGTCTGCGATTTGGTCACGTGTCATACTGCCATTAGCAAAGATTTCTGCGCCCATATTGCCGCGGTTATTCCAATTACCGCCCCAGCCGCCCATAAGAGCGAAAAGAACGATAATCCACATAAACCACATACCGCCGCCCCAGCAGTCGCCGTAGTTGTTGTTTCTGTTCATGTCCATTACCGGAACAATGTTTGCACCTTCCATGATAAAATTTCACCTCCAGGAATTATATGTAAAGCTCATTGCGCGCATTAGAGCTTTAAACCGAATTGACTTAAAAACTGAGTAAACTGTTCGTCACTCATGCCACGTTGCCTTGCAAGGTTACGTACAGTTTCTTTTAACTGTGCTTCATTCTTGCCTTGCCCCATTTGCATTGCGCGGCTCATCATAGGATTCTGCTGTGCTAATTGCGTAAGCATCATCATAGGATTACCGCTGTTCTGTAACATTGCCATTATCTGCATCGGGTTCATGGTTCATTCCTCCAATCTGCTTTTCCAATCTGTCCACACGTTCTACTAATCTATCTACAATGTTTTGTTCAGCATACGCAGGCTGCTTCTGCGAATTGTTGATTTGGTATACTCTGAAAATCGGCAAGCCGTCCAAGCCTATAAGCTTTTCATAAATCTTGCCTTCGGCAGGGCAAGGGAAGAAAGTGCTCGTTCCGTCCAAGTCAATTTGAGCTGCCTTTGCTTCATCCATGCTGGTAACAATTCTGCCTTTCAATGCCATAGGCATAGGCTGCTGCATAGTTGGCTGGTACATCTGCTGCTGTTGTTGCTGCAAATAATTCAGCCGTTGCTGCATCTGCGGTGTTGCGCCCATATAAGGGTTATATTGTCCGTACATACTTATCACCTCACTTATAGTTTAGCTGATTTTTAGCAAACCAATCCCTACAAATTCCCCATAAAAAAAGAACCGCCATAAAAGGCGGCTCGTTGCATTTAAAGGAATGATAATACATTTGTTATTTGTTTATACGCAGTATTCAATTCCTTATCCACTGTTTTGACAGATACATTCAATTGCATAGCTATCTGATAGTTAGTCAAGCCTTTTACAAATTTCAGCTCGCAAATTTCTACCTGCCGTGGTGTTATCTTTGCTTCTTCCAATACCGCGCTGAAAGAACGCCGCGTTGATGTTTGTAGCCAGTCACGCGTGTTCTTCAGCAGTGTGTCCATTTTATTGTCACCTACCTAAATAAATAAAAGCTATAGCTGTTGCCGCCCATCCAAACAAAGCGGCACAGATTATCTTTCTTTGGAAAGCAATAGTTTCTACATAACCTTTTAATAACATTGTAATAATGCCTGCTGGTATTTGTTCCTTTTCATCCATCGTAACACCATCCAATAATTTTATTTTGCAGCTGCGCAAAGCAAGAAGAATAACGCAGTACCTGCATAAATATTCCGCTGATACTTAATTCTGTTCGTTCTCTTCCGGTCGTATTCCATTTGCTCTATCAACGTCTCGTATAATTCCTCGCTGCGCTTCAACGATTCCTTTGCATTCACTAATGAGCGCTTGGAGTTCGTCAGTGCTTCTTGCGTTAGAGCGAGCTGTTTCTTCGCTTCGCTTAATTGCGTCAACAGAACTGCTGACGTGTTCTTCTGCTGTTTCAATTTCTCGTCTGCCAGATTCAATTTTGCTTCCAGCAGATTCGTTTGATTTTTGAATTGATTCCATTGTTCGATTGACATTGTTATCTGCTTGGGTGCCGCTTCCGCCGTGCCAACGCCAGTACACGTCATTACAGATAAGCAGAAGGCCAGCAACAATAAGACTAATCTTAACGGCTTTATCAATCTTGCGTCTTGTTTCATCTTTCATTATTACCTCATGTAAATATCTATATTTGTAAAATATAATAAATCGCGTCAGGCGCACAAACTTCGCCCACAAGCGGCTTTAGCTCGCCGCAGGATAAATCATAAGCGGTGCCAAGTTTAAAACGCTTACAGGCGAAGTATTTTTGTGCAATTTGCGCCTTCTTGTAGTTAGATGTTCAGATTAGAGTGCAAAATAATGATGCAGTGCACCAAGTACAAAACCTGCAACTAAACCAACAACAAATTTCTTGTCAATAACAAATGCTTTCAGTTCTTCCATTGTATCACCTCCTATTATTTCAAGTTTTCTGAGGTCCCGGTAACTACCACTCCTAAAACAATTTGCTTTGTACAATCACGCAAAACATCTTGTGTAACACTCTCAGGAGTTTCAACATATGCCGCTTCAAAAACATCTTTCGGAGACCATGTGACATAGCCGTCGGGATAAGCAACCTTATAGCCATCTTCACCAACTTTATGAGTGCCCATTTCTTTCCATGCTTTGCAGGGTTCAGCTTCTACACATTTGCAACCAATATACTTTTTCATTCTTTTTTCCTCTTTTGATTCTGCGTATTCGTCCACAATTTCAATATTATAAGCAGCTGCACATTCATGTTCGATTTTGCAGCCACGAGCTTTGTCCCAGCCGTTAGCAAAAAACGCAATATCAGCGTCGGCCAACATTCTGATAGATTCGGCCATATACTTTAAAGGATGCGTACCTTCTTCAAAATCAAAGAAAGTTTTCAGCACCTCAAATTCTTCATTTGGGAATTTCTCTTTCATTAACTTGATTGCTTCTTTTCTTACTTCTACAATCTCTTCAAAGGTTTTCCCATTCATAGGGCAAGAGACAAATAACTTTTTCATTTTGATTTTCTCCTTATCTTCCATTACCAGCATAGCCATACGCAGGTACGCCGTATGGCGTTGTCAAATCAATGCCAGCAACATACTGATATGTTGCTTCTGCTCTGTTGGCATAACCGGGGCGGTAGATTTCTCCAACATCTGCTGCAATCCAGTAGTAGTCCTTAAACAGTTTATAGAGTGCTTCCAGACTGCGCAAGTCGACGTGCATATATCTGTTAGCCAAAAAGCGTTTAACTACCCAAGTAGATGTAGGGCACCACATACCAGCATAGATAATGCAACGTGTATCGTCCAATGTTGGCACCTGCTGAAGCACATCGACATATTGCAGGCAGTCACGGGATAACTGTTCTAACTGCGCCTGCTGTCCTGCGTCGCTTCTTAACAACTCTTTAAGCATCGGCAGTTCGCCGCTTGCCTTAATATCAATGTAGGCTCTGCCGACAAATTCTTCGCCGCCGGGAATAGCTCTTAAAAGCTCGTTGGCTCTATTGCCTTCCCATTGACTCACGCCGATTGACGGGTAAGCATAAGCCGTAGACTTCGCCACGCTGTCATAGCCACCTTCAATTCCTGTATTAATCAATCCTTTTGCAATCTCTGTCGCTAATGCTTTATTCCAATCGCTCATCGTTCCGCTCCTCACTTTTCACCTTAAACATTCTTGTTTCAATAGCCTTATTGCCTAACTGTACAAGCAGCAGTGTAACCATACCAAGCGTACAACTCTCGTAGCCGCTCCAGGTCTTGGCAAAAAAAGCAAGCCATAAAGTAACCAATACCCAGACAATAAAACCTACAACAGCGCAGATTCTGCCTACGCTGTAAGCGTTATCGTTCTTCTTCAACATGTTAATCAATTTACGCATGACACTTACACTCCTTGCATTTTTCATCATGTCCTTTTAAATCATAGTTAGGCAGTTCATTTAATTGCTCCATTAAACTATCAATGACGCCATTATCTCCAAGCGCCTCGTAACTCCGGTAGCAGGCGTCGATGCTTTCTTTTGCGTAGATTGGTATCCAGCCTTTATCCTGGACATAGTGATTATAAGCCTGGATGATTCTATCGCGGAGCAACGCTTGCAAGCCTGCCTTTAGTGCGTCATTTTCTTTTTTCTTTGTATGATATAACGCAAAGATATAAGAGATAACAGCACCAGCAATAATATTTATTACAGTTTGTACAGTTGATTCAATCATAAAACACCTCATTCCTATTTATTTTGTTGCTGATATTTAAACTTCTAATACAACATTTTCAACTTCTGCTTTAGTTATAGCAGTTTCTACTTTCTCCTTAGCTTTTCTATAAGCAGTATGGAGCTTATCACTTCTTAAAGCTACCTGTGCAATAATGCCACGCAGGTCAGATGCAGTTACTTTAACATCTTGGTTATCTGCTGTAGTCCAATCAATGGACGCATCCTCGCCTTGCAAAGACAAAGCAATGATGGCTGCGTTAATTCTATCACGTGCTTTATCGTCATAGTCAAAAGAGTAACCTTGGTAGATAATAGGCTCTACCTCTGCTTTATCACGCTGATATTTAAGCTCTGCAATCTTACGTTGCTTAATCACTTCTAAGGGTTCTTCCTCGTGCGTAACAGAAACATTTAATTCCGCTAAGGCTTCCTCAGAGATGGAGAGAGGAATAAAGATACCTTCCTGCCCCAAGGCTTCTGACAAAGGGTAGATGTGAGTATATGTTTTGTCTTTGTATTTATAGGTTGTATTCATGCCTTAACCTCCCTGTTTCAATAATCTTCAACTGTAGGTGTCATCGAATTTATTGCTTTACCCCATGAAAAAGTTACACCATCTGTTGTATAATAACAGTCAAAATGCAATGTATAGGTTTTATTTGGGGTTACACCTACAATAGAATCAATATCTACGTGGTTTATATTTTCAAGCATCTCACATTCTGAAATGCCTTCACCCCAAATTTTATTATTTATTGTATTTTTAATATTTGCATAAAAACTTGAATAACCTTCGGTACCTTCAGCATAGTCAACTACTGCAACCACTTTGATTCTTTTAATCCCCTTTGGAACAGTAAAAGAAATTGTTTTATTATCTGCTTCCCTAAAAGTCCAATGCTTGCTACCATCTTCAACCTTTACTTCACCTTTTCCCATCATCATTCTATTAAGTCCCATTATACGTCACCTCCTAACTTGTTAGCTTGTACAATGCTCGTCAACGTACCTTCACCATCTTTACTCATCCAAATGTTAAGGAGCAATCCTGCACTTGTAATAGCTACGTCACTTGCGCTACCAACATATTTTAATTTTCCTGCATTGCTTATAGTCAAACTGTAATCTGCATTTGCAGCAAAATATGCAGTAAAAACGGATGATTGCTTAGCACTTAATGCGTTAGCCAAAGTAGCAAGGTTAAGTGTAAATGCACCTGTTACGTTATAAACTATCGTGGAGGTTATAGGTGTATCCGAAGTGCCAATGACAGCATAAGTAGTGTATATTTCTCGGTTGAGCATAAGGTCATAAAAATTCTGCTGCACTGTCCATGTGTTAGCCACAGACGTTTTGGCATACCCGGCAAGAGATTGATGTTGCGTCAAATAGCCAGCATCATTTTCTAAAGTAGATACTTGAGTAGGAATACTAGCAGTAACAGTTTGAAAACCTTGTGTCATGTTGTTTTTTACAGTGTTGATGGCAGTATTAACAGCCTTGTTCTGAATAGGGTTCGTAGATGTATCAGACAGTTCAGCATCAACAGTAATGCCACCATCTTTGCCATCTTTACCTCTAGGCAGCGTAAAGTTCAACACCACATTACTAGCAGTACCACTATTGGTAACACTTGCATTGCTTCCTGCTGCCCCTGTAGTCACGCTACCAATCTTGATAGACGCCGCAGTACCTGTATCACCTTTTGCGCCTTTAATATTCACGCTTGCAGGATTCGCCAGACCTGCTTTATTTGTCCAGCTCAACACGCCACTAGCAGATACGCTAGGCAAAAACACATTGACATTTTCGCTGTAGTTTTTAGCATTTGCTGCATAATTGTTAGCTGCATCTCGGTAACTCTTTGCTTCGCTTGCGCTACTACTTGCGCTGGTTGCAAAGTTGTTAGCATTACTTGCAGCAGACTGTGCCGCTTCATTGCTGGCTTCTGCATTGGCTTCGCTTGCCTTCGCGTTGGTTGCAGATGCCGCAGCGTCAGCCTTGGCGGTTAACGCCTCCTGCTTATAACCACTCGTAAGCTCCGCGCTTTCCGCAGCGCTTGCAGCAGACACGCTCGCAGACTGCGCACTATTACCGGCTTCGCTCGCAGATGCAGCAGCGCTATTTTCACTCTTCGCTGCCGCAGTTGCACTTGCAGATGCAATCTGCGCTTGTGCTTGAGCCTGCGCATAAACGCCTTGCACCAATGGTAAAACCTTTGCCGGGTCTTCCGACAATTCAAGAGTTTTTCCATCGTCACTAATTCTAAAGCTTTTGCCGTTCTCCCACGGAATTGTAGTATCAATATCAGCGCTTGTACTTACACCGATTTTCAAACTTCTACCTGTAACGTCGGTAAGCTGTTGCGCAATCATCGTCAGTTTATCGCCAATATCTTCAACCTGGTTAAAAGGATATTGGTCTGGCAAATCCGTTTCCTGCGTTACCGGCACTTCCCTATAAATCGTCAGTTTCCAACCTGTCGGCAACACCGGCGGCCGTTCACTCTCCGGCACTTCTGCGCCGACTGCATAACCTGGATAACGTACAACATTCTTTTCAACATCAACGTAATAATCTTTAGTCAGCAGCTTTTCTTTGCCGTCTGCGTCAGTCAATAAAACTTTTATGTCCGTCCGGTCTAAAATTTTAAACTGATACGCAAACTCTGTTGCATTCCCATTGCCGTTATATGTGATTCTGCTATCGACATGAGCAATCATAATAGCTCCCCTCCTTTTATTGTTTTTGCCAAAAGAAAAGCGTAGATATATTTTTATATCTACGCTTAATAAATTCACTTTAACTAATTATATACCTATTTTTGGAGATTCATATCTATGCTACTTTGTGAAATTTTTGTCAATCTTTTTTACGTTCGCTTTTTGGTCTGCGCTTGTAAATATCTTGCAGTTCGAAATCCATATCACCAGCAGCAATATCTATACCGTTGAATATGATATTGAAGATGCCGCTAGGAATACCAAGCCATGCGCCGCCGACATATGCCACCTGCTCTGCCAATTCGCTAGGCTCTTTCTTACCTTCCACAACATCGTTTATACGTCTTGCAACAGTAAAGCCTCTGTCAATCAAGCCTTGCGCCGCAGTCAGTCTGTAGCCGTAGTTTCTCATGCCTAGCAAGTTCTGTACGCCAACATTCGCTGCCTGCCCTACGGGGCCGCCCATAGACAACGGGTAGTTGATAAGCTCTTTTGCAAGATTATTCCAATCGTCTTTTTTATCTTTCTCAAAAGGAGCGGTCAAAGAAAGCTCTCCGATAGCCACGTTCAACAAGCATACGCCTAACCATTTAGCAGCAACGAAAGCAATCAGCCGTTCAGCCATTTCTTTTTTTTCACCGCTATTCCATAACCTTTTAGCAATATGAGCTTCTCTGTCCCATTGGTTAAACTGCGTATTGAAGAATCCCTGGAACATCGTAAACAGTCTGAATAGGCCACTGCCACGTTGCAGGCTTGACACATCATGAATACGGCTACTGCCTAACGTGCGACGAATAACAGCGTTCGCAAAGTCTAGTGCTTCCTGCTCCGTCTTGCCTTCATTGATTTTCTTCATGTATGCTTCTGCAAATACCGGCTTTGCAGTCATCATATCAGTGTAGCCTAACAGCATTGCACCATATTTCAGCGTCTTTTTCTCAATTGAGTTAAGGTCGGAACGATTCTGAATATCTCTCAATGTAACGTCTGGTACTTCCATGCGTTCACGCATAAACACGCTTTTTGCGCAAATCGCATCTACTTCTGCCCTGCCTTCACCTGTAAAGCCACGGTACAAGGCTCTGAAAGCGTCAGCATAAGTAAAGCCTTCTACGCTATTTCCGTATAGCAGGATGTTAGAAAAGTTCTGCATTGCCGTTTTGAAGTTAAGCATAATAGCGGTATTTGTTGCAATATTACGTAAAGCGTTGGCAGCTTTCGTAAACAGATTCTCAGCCATATATGCTGTCTTATTGCCATATGGGTTAGCGCAAGCCTGCAAAAACTCTCTCAAAAGTCTTACGTTTGTATCGCCTAAACGCTCAACCATGTCGCGGTAAATATCCTCATCGTTCAGTATCTTTCTGAAATCAAGCATTGTTTCGCGATAACAAATATCATGAATGTATTTTTTTACCGCCGTAACCTCACTGCCGCGCGATAAGTCTACGGGATATTTGCCGCCGGTACGTGCTTTACTTGCGCTAGTATCCGTAGTCAAAGTCCGTTGCGGCGGTCTGCTGCCTTCTTCGGTACTGTCGATTCTGTCAAATTTTCCGGGCATACTGCCGGTGCGTGTATCACGTTCCAACGGGAAGTAGCCACCGTCAAATACCACGCTTTCGCCGCTTGCAAGCTTCAGCACCAGCGGTGACGCTTCAATCTTCGGCGGCTCAAAGCCTTTTGTCTTGCGATTGACTTCTGCCAGCATAGGCCAGAATTTACTTGCTGCATTGATACGTGCCTGCGCATAGGCAATATCTTCTTTAGTCAGATGCTTACACAAAAACTCTATAAGGTTTTGTTTGGTTTCCAGCATTGCTTCTTCTCTGCCTATAAGCTCCGATTCTTCCACCCATATATCAGAATTCTTTACGCCTACCGGTTTTTGTGAACAAAGTCTTGCAGCATTACTATCACTGCCCAGGTTGCAAAGCATAGCAATCAAAGCATGCTTATCTGCGCTGCCGCCAAGTTCTTCGTAGTAAATTCTTTTATCGTGCGCAATGCCGGTTTCTTTGTCTGGCTCCCATTTTTGCAAAGCATCTGTAAGCTCGTTCTGATAACCTTCAAGCATCGTGCTTTCCATATCTGCGCAATGGTTGATTTTGTTGTAAAACTCCCTAGTAAAATAACCTTCCGTCCAATTATCCATCATCAAGAAGAAGTTATCAGCGTTACGCAGTGTAGCTATGATATTTTTAGGCCAGTCAATAATTCGCTTACGCAGGCTCTTTTTACTGTCGCTGCCAATCTCCGCCTCGTACTCTACCGGCAATTCTTGCAGGTGCGCTATCGTGTCAGCCTTAACCTGTTCAAAAGCTTCACCGGCGGCAATCTTATTCATCTTCGTATCTTGCTTTGCAATAGCACGAATGTTTTTCAGTGCGTCGATAACGTCCATGTAGTTTGCAAGGCTAAGCTGCGGCGCATTGCTCAAATCGTTATTCGGGTTCAAAACAAACTCCGGCATAGAAATAATTTCGTCGCCGTACTTTGCCTGCATCTCTGCAATGTACTCGCTAAGCGGCTGCACTTCTCTGCCGTTGGTGTTAAAGTCCTTGCGGTGATAGCCCATACGCTCCAGCAATGCGCGCATTTGGAAGAAGTGCTGCTCTGTTCCCCACACTTCTTTCTTGCTGTGCATCTGCTTTCTGACGTACTTCCTTGCGCTTTCAATCTGATGTTTCGCCTTGACTGCTTCACGATATAAAGCGTGGTTAATCATCTGCTGCTGCTTATACATAGCCGCTTCTTCCAAAAGGCCAGCTTTCGCAGCCTTGTTTGCATTAGCCGCCGCTCTGCGTTCTGCCATAGCAAATCTTCTCGGCTTCATAACCTCGCCTGCGGGCAAAGTCTGGATATAGCGTTTAGCAAAATTATCTGCGTTCTGCTTACGCACTTTAGCAATATTCTCGCGCTCTTTTTGCTTAATATCCTTGTTGCTTATTTCATTGAGTGCTTCATCAATAAGCTGTTGTTCAAGTGCCACTACTTCGCCGCTCTCGTCATTATAGAGTGCTTCCCTTGCCGCTTCTCTTGCCTGCTCACGCTCCTGCATGAAGTCGGGGAATCTGCGGTTCACGGCCTTGTCAATCTCTTGACGCACCATAGCTCTTTCGCTCGGTGAAGTCAAAATATCCTGCGCCATAGCATCGCCACTGTCATAGCCCAAACTGTCAGCCACCCAGTCAAACAGTTCTCTCTGCTCGTTAGACAAGGCACGCTTTTTGCTCATCTCCACAAGGTCGACTTTATCCGGATTAGTTTCAAGCTCATGCTTCAAGGCTTTAAGCTCGTTAAGCTCCGTAAGTTGTTCACCCTCTACCAACGTTTCGGCAATCTCTTTCAAGCCTTCTTCGCTTTTGAGCTTTGCTCTGTCACCGCCGTTGCGAATGTAGTTTCTCGCCCAGTTATCCTGCACGTCGCTACCCTCATTCTCATTGACGGTATAACCTTCGACAATCTCTCTCGCCATTTCATAGCCGCTGGCATAGCCGTTTTCCTCTGCTATCTGGTCAAAGAGTTCTTTTTGCTCCTGCGATAATTGGTTGCGCTTACTTCCTTTTACCAGGTCGACACCTTCGGGGTCTGTTTCAAGTCTATGCTTCAACGCTTGCAGTCTGTCCAGTTCGTCGACAATATGTTTAAAGTCTGCCTTAATTTCGGCATCGCCATAATCTAAACCGGTGCTACGCAAATCGTAGTAGTCCGCTATATCTTCGCCCCTTGCAATCTTTTCGGCAATTCTCCTACGCCCTTTTTTGCTGGTTAAGTCGCTTACACTTCCGCCGTAATCGTGAACATATCTGGACACCCAGTTGACATTACGAATACTGTCGCCTGCTTCATGGAATACAAGGCCTTCAATATCCGCTTGCTCTAAAGCTCGCTTAGTCCAATGACGTTTTCCGTCCTTGCCTATCTCGCCGAAGTCAACCAAGACTGCGCTCTGGTCCGGTATGCCTGCAAAATCATTCGCATACTTGCCTTCTGTTCTGTTTGTTGCGGCGAAGTAGCCCCACTTGCCATTGATAAAAAACGCACGCTCACTCTTGACTGTATCTTGATATTCCGCAAGCTCACTTTCTATTCTGTTAGCAATCGGATTTAAAATATCATCAATAGTTCCGTTTGTATCTTTTAATAATTCATTATAGTTTATGCGCTCATTGCCATAAATGTATTTTCTTGCAAGCCTACGCGGATTAGCTTCGATTGTTTCCCATTCGTTGATTTTCTGCCTAAAGTTAGCATGAGCCATACCGTGCTCATCAACAACGAATGTAGGATTCGTAACAGTTTTCTGTCTTGACTTGCTGAACATAGCAATCAGCATGTCTTCAGCGTTTGCAACACGCTCTTTAGAAAGTGTGCCGTATGTGTCGACTTCCGCTTGAAGATACTCAACTATCGGATTAAGTATATCGTCAATGCTGGCGTTGGTATCGTTCAGCATATCATTATAGTTTGGCAGTACACTTCCTAAAACGTGCCTGTATTTTCTTGCTATAATTGCAGGATTGGCAAGCTTTGATTCTTGCCCGAATTCCTGCCCGACTTGCACTCTTGCACGATTGACAAGTTCTTGCGCTACTGCCTGCTCAATCTGCGGCCGTATTTCTTCGACGAACGCTGCTTTTTCGGCTCTGCGCTTTGCACTGAAATCAGCCATTGCCCGTCTTGTCAGAATATCCACGGCCTTGTCTTTAGCCTTCAAGATTTTATCCTGCAAGGCCTTTTTGTTTTGGTCTGATAACTTGGATGTTATATTTTCCGGCAAGCCGCCAAATATACCTTCCATGCGTGCCATAACTTCAATTTCTTCACGGCACGCCAACATTCTGTCGAATACCTGCCGCACTTCCGGCGTTAATTCTGCCGCATTTTCACTTCTTGCTATCTTGCTATAAATAGCTGATAACCAATTAGCAAATCTCTGGAACGCTCCACGCAGTCCGACGCTAGGCGCTTTGCCTTCCATGATGTAGGTTTCAAATGCTTCTGCCAGCTTTTCATGCCCGGCTCTCTTTGCTTCAACGTCACCGCTTGCCCATGTGTCAGCGTCAATGCCTGCGTACTCCATGAGCTTTTTCGCATCAGCGTTTAGTCTTGTGTTGCTGGGGTCTGCCAATGCTTCGTTAATCATGGTTTCCACAAAGTAGTGTCCTGTTTCGTGGATAACTGTACTTGCATCTGCGCCCTTAAAAAGCGTGATAACATAAGTACCATCATCCATTGGGGAAATCATGCCTTTATCTTTCAGTGTACCATTGACAATTTTTTGTTGCTTGTAATTATCTGCTTTTTGTGATACACTATCAGCAAAAGAGGGCGTTTTGTTTGAGATACTGGGCTGAGCCTTGAATTGCTCGGAACCCGAGGGCTTGAACGCGTCCTCTATTTTTTTATACTCACTTTCGTTAAAAACATTATGATTATAATATGATAATGATTTATCATTATGTTCTCTTACTGTAACAACTACATAACGTTTTTCACCATTAACATTCAGTGCAGAATGAATATAATAAAAATTCTCGTCTGAATGTTTTTCTTTTTGCGGCGCAGATTCTGTAACGAAATTACCATTCTCCATAATTTCACGTAAATAGCGCAATGCAAAAAGTTTTTCTTTTTTAGCGGAAGTGTGTTCCATTTTCTTTCTGCCACTTGTGCCAAATTTAATATTATTTTCTTGATACCCTTTATCTATTCTAATATCACCCAATACACCATTATGAACACTCGTGCCTTGCAAGTTGTCCCTATACCATGCAAAAGCCTTTTTCTGCAAGCTCTTCAAATCTGAATAGTGTCCCATCTCATTTCCGGTAATATTAGTAGTATAGAATTGCTCTTTTTTAAGCACTCCTCCCTTGCTAAACCAGCCATTCTTTTGTTTAGCTTTGCCGCCGTCCTCAAACCGCAGTTTGTTTTTCTGTAGCCATGCAGCAGGATTTTCGGGGTCTGCAATAAGTGCGCGGCTCTCCAATACTAAACGCAAATTGCCGGCATGAGATTTATTCATACCTGCTTTAGTAGCGCTGTCAACAATAGCGTCAAGTTCTGCGTCAAGCTCCGTGCTTGCCTGCCTGGTTAAGTTATAGCCTTCTCGCAGTTCTTTACGTGTCTTTGCGCCGCCGTCCGATAATTCGCCGTTACTGTCAAAGTACATATTGTCTTTCGTAGCTTCAAACAGCGCATTATCTTTAGCCATTGCCGCCGTAAACTTGCCGCGGCTAATGTCTATATCCTGCCCAAGTTCTGCAGCCGCCTCTACTTCTTCTTCGGTAATTCCTAATTCCTCATAAAGTTTATTGTTGCTGCTGGTCTGCTTGTAGCCTTCCAAGTCCTGTGCTGATACAGTAACAGTATCGTCCTCAAAGTTAGGATTGTTCGCTTCAATTTCAGCCGCCGCACGCTCCGGGTTAATGCCTGTTTCTCTGATTCTTTCAGCATCTGCTACTAACTTTGCCTTGCGTTCTTCGTTGGCTTTCAAAGCGACGTGCTCAACAGCACTGTCAACGGCAACGCTTACGCCGCTAACACTGCCGCCAAGAATAGCACCGATAAGGCCGCTATATCCTGCTTCCTTCAAGTTCTGCTGCCAGTTCTCGCCCCACTTCTCTGCAAGTTTGGCAGTGCTTGCGCCGGGGTTCTTTGCCCATAAGTCCGTAGCTTGCTCCGGGAATTCCTGTAATGCTTCGGTAACACCTTCTTCAAGGCCACGTTTGGTAACTTCCCATATCTTAGCTTTCAGTCCGCTACCGGCAGGCATCTTTTTAAGCAGTCTGCCAAGCGGCAGTTCTTCTAATACCGCCTGCGGGATTGCGTTCAGCAAGCCTGCCTCCGCTGCTCTGGTTGCGCTTACGCCCTCTTTGCGCAGTCGCAGGTATTGTTCGCCGCTGATGTTTGCACCATTGTAAAGCATACTGATAGCGTGTACAGTTTTTGCACCTGCACCGGCAGCACCTACACCTTTAGTCAGTGCAAGCTGTACTAAAAGCTGAATACCGTTTTCGGCCAAATCATAACCAAGTTGCCCAGCCGCCGTATCAGCCTTAACTTCTTCGCGCTTCAAAATCTCATCGGTGACATAGCCTAAAGCCTTGCTGATGTTCTCTGATTGGTCATACTCTTTAACAACATTCTTGTCACCCTTATGAGCTTCAATATTAGCGTCAACGGCCGCTTTAGCAGCACCGAATAAGCCACGCACCGAACCTTTAAGGCCGTTCATTACGGCAGTGCCTATGCCCGGCTTATCGTCGTTGATAATGCTGCTAGTATCAATCGTCGGTGAGCTATTGCTCTGTACTGCCTGCGAAAACTTATTGTACTCATCGTCGCTCATTTTTTGCAGGTCATAATAGCCTAGAGTTTCAGCAGGTGACAAGCCGCTGTCAATATCAGCAATAAAGCCATAATTAGCATATTCCTTTTTTGCCTTTAATCTGCGGTCGAATTCGTCTAAAGGTTCATTAGCCATTTAGTAATCTCCTTTCAGTAACTTTGCCAGATATGCACCGTTTATTTTGCCCGATGTGCCATCTAACCATTTAACATCGTACCAATCATCGCCCGTTTTAGTTACGCTTGCGATACCACGTGCAATTAAATCTGCGTCACTTGCTTTTATATCTTCTGTACTGTCAAACCAGAATGAATGTTTTTCGGTAACATAGCTGCCGTAAACCTTAGTTGTTACGCAGTTTTGCAAGGCTTCCAACAGCTCCGTTTCACCCGGATTCATGCCGTGATTTTTTGCGCGATAAGCGCGCACCCATTGCCGCCCGTAGTTTTGGATTTTTTTCTTATACAGAGCATCGGCATTTTTGCCTGCGACTTGTTGTACAAGACCTTCCATATCAAAAGCAAATTCGCCTGTACCGCTATACCAATCGTTGTATATTTTTTCTAACTTCCCGCGCTGTGCAGACGATGCACCTTTGTTAGCAGCGTATGCTAAAAACTGGTCGATGCTTGCAAACTTGCCTTCTTGCAGCATATCTTCCAGTACGCCTATTGCATCATCATCAAGTTTTCCATTACTGCTTCCACCGCTACCGCCGCTTCCGCTTCTGCCTTGTGGTCCGTATATTGCCGTCACCGCATTACGATACGTTACGTACTTATCTGGGTCACTGCCTGCCTGGTTAGTAGCCCACGCCATAGCTTCACTGTAGCTTGTGCCGTTACCAAACATAGCAAATATCTCATTCTTTATTCCTTCAAAAAGTTTGTTTTTCTTATAAGTTTCTATTCTGTCATGGTCTGCCTTAATAATGCGGTACTGCTTCATAATGCGGTCTTGCTCATCCTGGCTCATGTTGTGGGTGCTGCGCACGTTCCCTGCCCTATTGGTAACACTCTCTGCGTATTCTTTGATACTAGGCTCAGTCCCATGCTGCGGCGTATCCCAAGTGTTTCCCCATACGTCCGTTGTTTTACCACTTACCCAGCGTTGCGCATTAGTTTCTCCGCTATACCATGCCACGGCAGCGCCTTCTGCGCCGTACTTATCGTAGTATTGTTTTAACTTAAAGCGTGCTACAATCTCTTGATTTTCAGGTGTCATTGCTGCGCCTGCTGGCAAGCCTGCTTCTTGGCTCCAGCTAGGCCAGTTACTAGGCAAAATCTGATACTTGCCGCTTGCGCCTGTACGGCTATTCTTGGCATTATAGCCGCCGCTACCTTCGCTCTCTTGAATACCAAAAGAAACTAGCAAATTCTCAAAATCATTACCGCTTTCACCGCCGCTAAATCCTTTCATGCCTGCAACTGCTTTGCGCACTGCTTCTTCATCGTCGCCATATTTAGCATACAAATCTTTAGCAGTATTTCTTTCAAAAGCGCTGCTTTCTTTATCGTATGCCACCTTCTCAAAAGCGGCGCGCTGATTAGCAGTCAGGTAACTGCCGTACTTATCCATGATGTTACGCATAGTGCCATAATCTTCGTTGGTGATGCTTGCGCCGACGGCACTTGCTACCACCTGCCCAATGTTGGCTCTGCTTTTAGATTCGATAAACTCTGCGCCACGCTTGCCATATATAGCGCTTGTCAGTAACTGTGTACGAATAATCTCATCTTGCAACGCCTGCGGATTGTTCCAGTTCTTCTGTACAAACTCGCAGGAGTTCTGAATATTATTGTCATAGCGTAAATCAGTGACTGCTTCTTTCTGCTTCTGCTCGTATTGGTCGACGGTCTGGAAGCCTTGCTGCGCGCTCTGATACATTAAATGGTCAAGTGCAAGCTGATTTTTTTTGCTATGCAATTTAGTGTTGCTTAATACATCCTGCCTTGCCTTATTTATCTGCTCTGTGTAGCTTGCACCTGCACCGGCAGTGCCTTCTAATTTTGTATTCATAAGGCCGCTTTCATCGTTGTACATAATGTTATAACGGCTCTTATTAAATATATCCATAGCATTAAGGATAGACTGTTTATCTTCATCTTCCTGCTGTGCTTCTACTGCTACCGCCCATTTGTTGGCGGCACCGGCAATAGCGGCAAGTCCTTTGCCGCCGCTGCCATAAGCGTTAAGGTCACTCGATACCTTGACAGTCGCACCGCTGCCAGCACCTAAATTGACGCTGCCTTGATAACCTGCAATCTTCATACTGCACCTCCCTTACCAGTTCCATTTAGTAAAGCCTGTATTATCCATGAACGGGTTATTCTTCTTTGCCTGGTTGTAAAGATTGAAGCCGTTCATATTGCTAGCAGGAAGATTGAAATCACTGTTAGCATCGTACCAATCGTCACTGCTTACCGTAGTTGTTCCCTTGCTGCCGCCAATCATACCTTTAGAGTAAGCGTTCGCCGCCGCACCTACAAGCGTACTAAACATCTGCATTTTGCCGTTGGCTTTAGCGTTCTTCGCCGCCGCATTATATGCGCTTGCCTGGTTGCGATAATTAACCTCGTTTACATAAGTGCTCCACGCATCATTACGCTGATTTTGCAACAGATTCATACTGTCTTTTTTGTAAGCGTCCTCGCTGCTTGAAAGAATATCAGCAACACTGCCGCTGTCGGTTAGGCCGCTGCTGCCGGCCGCCGCCAGCGCCTGCCCTCTTGCAAGCCTCATTCTATCGTTGAGTTGGCTTTGCTTCTGCGCATACGCTTCTGCCTGCTGCTCACGTTGGCGGCTCATAATAGCCGCGTTCTGCTGTGCAGCCTGCGCCTGCGCTTTATATGCCTGCTCCTGCTGTTTGGCCTGCTGATGTTGGCCACTTAACTGCATGACAGTTTGCAGGCCCATTAAGATTCCAAGTGTACCCATTACGCTCACTCCCCTCTATATGGAATATAAAACTGATAAAATTTCTTGCCGTCCCAACCTGTTTTAGGCTCTACCAAGAATACCGCCCCCAAGTGTCTTAAATAGTTAATGCTAGTGCGGTTCTTCTCGTAGACGATATTATGCAGCAGTCCATGCTTGCGTACCCATTCATTCAGCACTCTTTTTGCTTCCTTGAAAAGCAGGCTCTTTGTGTACCCGTTGTAAAGTTCGTTCGTACCTACCATCCAGATTCCGCGCCCCGGTGCGCCCCATTCCATAACGCCCTTGCCGAATATCGCAAGCAGTTTTCCGTCCTCACCACGGTATACCCTTGTTTCTTCGTCAAGCTTGATACTGCCGATAAGCACGAATACCGGGTCACTGCTTGCTTCCAAATCTTCCTTATCGTGCGGCCGTATATCCTGCATAAGTTCTTCAATCAACGGCACAACATTTTCTTTTGACTTATTATCAAGTATTTCAACTGTCCACTTCTTAGCCACCGAAAGACACCTCCCGCACTACCGCCAGCAAGTTAAAAGGATATGGCTCATCCGTAACGATAATCACTCTGCCTTCGTTATTAAAGCCGCCAATAGGCAAAGTCATATGCTTGTCACCGGTAAATAATTTAATATCGCTCACTGCGTTCTGCTCATCAAAGTTCATCAAGTCCATAGTATTTATATCGGGCCCGACCATGCCGCCAAGAGAATTACTTAAACGCAGGATGCAATTACTAATCTGCTTTTTGCGTCCTTGCATAGTGCCGTCACCAGTCTTAATTTCGACGTTTGGAAGTTCCACGATACTTCTATAGGGCAAGCCAATAAAAGCGTGTTGTACGGCCGCCGGGAGCGTCACAGTGCCGTCCTGGCTTACTGTCAGTCCGCTATGCATTCTTCCATCACCGATAACAGTAACTTTTTCACCTGCGAACTCTGCCGCATCAATCTCTGTTTCCCCACTGCTCTTTTCAGCAGTGCTATACTCAATAGCATTATCAAGCATAATATAATCGTCGGGATTATTGCTCTTTGCAGGATTCTTTGCCAGATACTCAATATTGCGTACCGTCACGCCGTTTATCTCTCGTTTCACTACAAGATAAATAATATCCTCGTCGCCTTCCTGCACTGCCGCCACAGCTTCAATCTTGCCTTGCGTTTCTATCGTCGACCAGGCATATACTTTCTGTTCCATGATGTAGGATAAGCAAGCCATAGTTCCGTCACTTCTCACAAAGTATATAGTGCTGTCGGGTTCCTGCTTATACGCGCTGTCGACAATCTGCACATTCTCTATGATATGCTTTGCCAGCAAGGTTAAGTCATTGCCGCCGTAGCTGTCTGTTTCATAGCTATATGCCATATCCCTTACAGTGCTTCCGCGTCCTTGTACAAACACGATTCTGCCGCCAATCATCAGCGGCTCAACAGTGCTGCATCCGCGTGTAGTCTGCATTTTCGGTACGGCCTTAGATGGGGTTACAGTATCGCTGCCGCTTACTGTCCATTCGTTGCCAGCGGTCAAGACAATTAAATCGGTGCTTGCTATCAAATGCAAAATCTTAAACTGCTTGCGGCTTACAAACGCAAGTGCTACTGCGCTATCATCGGTAACAGTGCCGCTGGCTTTCTCTACGCTGAAATCGCCGTAGTCGCCGGTCCTGCTCATCCACACCATATAAGGCTGCTTCTTCGTGCCGCCAAAACATAATCTGTCCTGGAAAAAGCAAAGTGTTTGCGGGTACCCGAATTCTTCACTCCATGCGCCCCACAAGAAATTAGTAGTCATATCTGTTGAGCCTAGCTCTTTTTCAACATGAGCTTTTGCCGTGCTGTCGCTGGTGATTTCAGTAAGCTTTACAACGCCTTCTGCATTGTAGGCCATTGCTGTTAAATCAACAGTGCAAGTACCGCTAGTTATAGTGCATACCGCCCTTAAAAATACCGGCTCTGTTACACTGCCGCTTTCAGACGGATTATAGTCACTCTTAGATGTATATTTTCTGTATTCCTTCCAACTTTCGCCATCGTCACTCTTTTCTATGGTAAAACTGCCTTCCCAGGTTCCGTGACTGATAACCTTCCAATTTTCGCCCACACGTACTCTTTCTGTCGTGCCGTTGCTGGCGGATACAGTCTTGCTTGCAATCTCTTGTTTAAGTTTGATATACGCGCCCGGCTTGCTGCTAGCGAAAATATTCTTGTTGCTCGTCAAGGTAATATCACCTTGCGTTCCCGAAGGTGTCAATTCTTTATTGCCGGTATATAAAATCTTTACCCAGCCATTAGCGCCCGCTTTGCCGTTTGGGCTACCCTTTATACCGCCGGCACCGCCTGCCGCACCGCCGCCTGCGCCATATGTTACGCCTTGCGTGCCAACATTAGAATAATAGCCATCCTCGCCATACATACGGCTAGCCGCGCCGCCCGCGCCTCCGCCTCTACCGGTCAGCCCACACGCCGTACTATCCGTGCCTTTAGTGCCGCTAGTAGCTGTTGTATCTTCGTAGTTGCCTGCACTATAAGCATACGCGCCGCCACTGCCGCCGCTACCGACCGTAATCGTATAACTTGTGCCTTTATCCAGCGTTACAGTTTTTATAATGCGTTCACCGCTGCCGCCGTCACCGCCTTTGACTGCATAATTATAGGTATGGTGTTCTCCGTGCCTTATCCATGTAACGGCACCACCGCCGCCGCCGCCTGCACCCGAAATGTCAATTTGGTATTCACCGGTAACAGTTGGTTGGAATGTGTAGGAACCGGGCACGGTATAGCTTATGCCGCTATAATTTTCAAGTGAGGTCGATTCATCGAAATACATATCAGTAATTTCAAAGTCAGCAAAACGCCAGTCGGTGTCCGAATATCTTGCAAGCTGTTTCACGGGATATTTGCCGCTGGCAATAAACATAGTATCTGCGCTTTGTACAAATCTCAAATCTTGCAGCATATCTGCCGTGTACGGTGTCACAACTTCTATGTTTATATAAAGTCCGTTCTTATGCACCCTTATATATTTCTCGCCAATCTCCAAAAGATAGTCGGTGTTATCTGCGCCGTTGAACGGTACCAGGATGCACGCTTTATCGCTATATTTCGTTCGTGCCATATACTTCATGCCCGGTCTGCGATAAATAGGGCCGTGCGGCTTGATAAGGCAGTTATAGGCTTGCAGTACCGCAAACTGATATTTATCTAAATCGACGCGGTTTGCAACTTCGGCGCTGATTTCCCCGCCGGTAAATGCAGGCTGCAATAAATAATAAGGTGTCAACCCACTAGCCATAATTACGCCCTCCCGTCAAAGTATTTGCTCGGGTAGTCCGGCAACTCTTTCTTTTCGCTTGCCGTGGTATGCTTTGCTTTCTGCAATGCCGCCATTGCAAGCTGATACTGTGTCTGTTGCAAGCCGCTGTTGCCGGTCAGTTGTACGCAGATATTAAACGCCAACATATGAGTAAACGCACTCAAAAAATCACTCGAAAACATTTCTACATCGTCAACGTCATAGGTATATTCAAGCCATGCAGCAGGAATGTTGCACCCTATGCCAAGCACGTTGTCGCTTGCCATATACAAGTCCCATTCTTCCTGCTGCTGTTCGCCTGCCCTTATCATTGCGCCGGTGTCAGCGTCAAATATCTTGCGCACAGCAAGGCACTTTTCGGGGTAGGCGTAAACGTGGGACCAGTACGGAGATTCGATACTAAGTTCTGCAAGCTTGCTCACGCGCTTTGCAAATCCCCAAGTGTAGCTTCTTAATAACTCTTTGCGGGTAGGCTCATAAAACAGTTTGCACTGTCTGGCCAACTCCGACTGCTCATCTATATTGCTTATACGCCCTTTGGCGATATGAGCCAGCGCCATATTACATACATCGGTAATGTTAAGCATTTTAACTATTCCTCCTTGATTATTAAAAAAGGGAAGAGCTTTCGCCCTCCCCTTAAAGTACCAAATCAGCCCGGCCAGTTCGGAACAGTTTCAGTCAAGCCAGCAGTCAGTTTGCCGCCGCTTGCGCCGCTTACAGTCAGTCTGGAAAAAGCCTTCATGCCATACGGCAGTTTTGCTGCAACCAAAATGCCCTTTTTGCTGGCGGCAAGAGTATAAGTCGCAACAACGGTTTTAGTGCCGAAGCTTTCGCTGTCAGAAGTTTCCAACGCCGCAGTGATGGTACCGCTAGTAGCTAAGGCGGTCGGCGCAGTAATAACAAGAAATAACGGGTCAGCCGCATCACCGCCGCCAACGTTCGCAATTACATTGCTGGTCAAGGAATTATCCATGTACATATTTTGCTGGTCAAAAATCATTGTTATTCACTCCTTCCGGTTACACGACTGCCGCTTCGGTTTCGCTTTGGCAGTCAAGTTTCTTAATCTGAATACCTGCAAGGTACAGTTTAGGCGGCGCGTCCATAAAATCTTGACGGGTAACATGAACATTGTTCTTGTTGTTCAAATAGCACTCCAGCCAAGAGTATACGCCGTCAGATACATACGCAACCGGCGCTTTCGGGTCTTGCAGACGGTTCTTTGCGAAGATGAATTTATTCATCAGTTCGCGTTGCGCACTGTCAGTCAAAGAGTTAAGCTTTTGGACATCAATGTTGCACACGCGCACAATAGAACGAACATTTTGTACCGCCAAGCCACACTTCCAAGAGTACAAAGTCTGCAATGCACGGAACGGCTTGTTGTTCTCATCGTATACGTCGCTTTCGCCCAAGTCCTCAGTTTTCAAGCCTGCCTGGGTGCCTTTAGGATATACACCCATTACGCGGCGGTCGCCCCAATCTACGAAGTAGATAGAAGCATTAGTGTTAGTACCAGGAGTACCCGCGGAAATCACCTGGTGGCCCGGAGTGCCTTTGCCGCCGTCGGTCAAAGTATTGTAGCGTACCGCAATACCATTGAAAGTGTCCGGGGCTTCATCTAAGTTGCCGTACAAAAATTGACGTGCGACGTATTGGCCCATGCCTTCTACATGTGCATCATCCTCTGCCATACGGAATGCCTGCGGATTCGGCTTGCCGGAAAGCAGTTCAACGTCCACGCAGGAACGGTCCTCCAAGTGCATACATACATCAATGCGCTGCTTTACAGTGCCTTTAGTCGGAGAAGTACCGCGGTTAATACGACGGATAGACGGAGAAGGCAGGCTGGCACGAATAGTAGTTTTAGTACCAATCGGCAAATCGCCTTCCATCCACCGAATATCTTCCATAATAGGATTGGATTCGTTAAGCACTTCCATAACGCGGTCAATAGCGCCTTGCGGAGTTAAATACTTTCGTAAGTCACTCATAGTTTGGGAGTAACCAATAGTAGCCATAGTTTCATCATCCTTCCTGTTTTTCAATTAAAAGTTAATAAATTATTTGTACCTGCTCCAGTCGGTTTTCGGGTACATGTTTGCTGCAATGCCTTGCGCAGCGTTTAAGCCTTGTGCGCCGTTTTGTGCAGCCAAGCCGGGGTCCTCGCCAAGCAGTTCGCCAAGTTTCGCAAATGCTCTCACGATAGCAATTTGATTGCCTGCGCCAGTAATTTCTAACGCTTCACGCACATTCAAGCCCGGATACATTGCCTCCAATTTACGGCAGGCAGTATCACAAAGGCCCTGTACTTTGCCCAAGTCTGCGCCCAGTGCTGTTTTAGCCTCATCGCCCCATTTAGCGATTTCCTGCGCGCGGAGCTGTTCTACGCCTTGCACTACACGGCTTGCATACTCTGTGCCGTACTTTGCAAGTGCTCTTGCCTGGTCATTGCTAAGGTTCATGCCCTTAATAACATCCACAAAGCGTCCTTGCTCATCAGCACTAAGCTCATAGCCTTCTGGCATCTCTACTCCTGCAAAGTCATAATTCACTGTGCCGGGCTGCTGTTGTGCGCCTTGCCCATTACTTCCGTTCCCTGCAATAGTGCCGGAAGCACTTGTATTATTAGTTGCATTAGTAGTAGCCGGTTCTGTCTGCTGCTGTTGTGCCGCGGTATTGGGTTCAGCCTGTTGCTGTGCGCCTTCGCCGTTGACAACTGCATTTTCGCCGTTCTCGCCCATTAGTTATTCCTCCTTGTTGTTATCCACATATTCCACTGCCAGCTCTTGCAGCTTTAGTTGGAATTCTGCATACTCCATTTCAGCCTGCTGTTTTAGCCCTATGCCTTGCAGCCCAAGTGCTAAAATGCTTTTAATAATGCCTAAGCCTACGTCGCGGCGGCCTTCGTTATAGAAAGTCTTGCTATTGCCGGTAAAGCACATAGAGTTTACTTTGGTTACGTCAAGCATACGCATCAAGAACCAGCGTCCGCTTTCACTCCCCAGCAGGTCAAGTAGGGCTTCTTTATCCCTTCTTGCCTGCTCTCTTACCATGTACTCTGTCAGCAGTGCTTGCTTTCTATCCTCGCCGGTATTGGATTTATATTTAAACTGCTCGCTCATTATTCCCAACCTCCCGGCACGCCTAGCCAGCTTGTAATAGCCGGGTTGGAATCATTCGCAGCCGCAGTAAGATTTTTGGCCGCCTCTGCCGCAGGAGCCGCAGCCTGTGCCATTGCCAAGCCTTCCTGCATTTCCTGCTGCCGTTGCATTTCCTGTTGCTCTTGTTTAAGCATCTCTTGTACTTCTTCATCGCTACGCAATGCCATTGCAGGCACGCCAAGCATTTCAAAGTATTTTGTAATAGCACCCAACGGGTTAATCTTCTTCGTAACTTCTGGCCATACTTGCGCCATCTGTCCGGTTTGTGCTATCGCCTGTTCGATATTCACAAGTCCGCTCATCTTCTGCGCCTGCGCCAGCGGTGAAATATAGTCCACTTCTACATCTTCTTCACTCAAAAGGTCTTGCAGTTCTTCCGGCACCGGAGGAAATCCGCCGCTTCTGTCGATGATGTTATACACACGTTGAAGAATCAGTGTTAAGAATTCATCCTGCAATCGCTCAACCACCGGGCCTAGCTGTTGCAGTTTTTCCTGCGTTCTCTCCATAACCTCTCTAGCAGTCATGCGGCTATTATCAAGGTTATCTAACATCAAGAACAAATCAGCACTGTATGCTCTCTTTATAGCATCCTCAACGCGAATAATTTCTTCCTGCGCGTCCTTTAAGTCAAGGTCAACTGCGAACAAAGGCTTTACCATATCTTGCGTCTGGTCTTCTAGGGCTGTTAGACCGCCAGGCATCAAGTTAATACCGCCGTTATTCATAAGGCTTGGACTGCCTTGCATCGGCGGCTTTATCTTTAACTCTATTGCTGTGAGATAATCTTTTTTCAGCAGTTGCAGCATTTTACTGTCGCCTTCTGCAAACCACGCAGGGCCTCTTGCGTATGCCTCATTGCCGCTGACAAGATAACGCGCTACCGGTACTGCTTCTTCTTCAAAGCCGCCAACATACAAGTATTCGTCACTCTCTGACTTTTCCAACCAGTACACGCTTCTATACGGCATATTCAGTCTGTCCATGTAGCCAGGCAGCTTATCACTGTTAGGCTCTACCATCCAGCAGACTTTATACTTCTTAGTAAGATTGGTCTGATTATCTAACAGTCCTTTCAGATTGTCGGGCAAAGCGTCTACGCCGAAGCAGTCTGCTAGCTGCTGCAAAGTCATATCGTACTTTCTTGCAAAAGTAGTTACCTTGCCGAAGCCGTCTGCTTCAAGTGCATAAGTACCGATTGTCATTGTCTGAAACCTCACGCCGTTTTCTGCGTCGTAGAATATAGCCATCGGGCACTGTCCAAAAGGCAATTCCAGATATACAGTATGGATGCTGTTATAGAAGTTGCTCTTTGCAAGCACGCTTGATACAATCTCTTGTCTTGTGTCAAGCACCTTCATAGCCTCAACATTCGTATTCAGTTCCGGCCGTCTATATGCAAATCTGAACCACTGGCGGCTCGGCGGTGTAAGTCCGCTCATAACGCCAGCAGCGAATACCTGTGCCGCTCTCCAAGCTACCCCGTGCACAATCTTTAAGTCACGTCTGCGTGCGGAATTGGTCTTGTCTGCCGTATCGTCAAACTCACCGACAAACGGGAGCTGATAATCTCTTATCTCTTTCCATCTGTCTACCCAATCTCGCCTATCCTCGTACATGCTTTTAAGCTTACGCACCAAACGTTGGCGGTCTGGCAAGTTCTTTTTCAGCGGCACCCCGTCACTAGGAAGTGTTCCCTGTGGCTTGCTCGCCGCTATCGTTTGAAAGTTCATAAGCTGTTACCTCTTAGCCTAAAGTATTACGGCCGCCCTCGCCGCCACTAGCAATAGTGCTTGTCTGCGTAGATGAAAAGCCTCTGCGTTTCTTCTTGTTACTGTCGCTGCCGGCCGCAACTTCGCTGCTTGTCGCAACGGTAGTCGGTGCCGGGTCCACCTTTTCAATAGTCGGCATATTACCGCCGCCGAATAATTTTGCAATACCACCCATTTTTAAATCGCCCCCATAATTGAATATTCTGTGTTACACATCAGCACTTTAGGCTTTCTATCGTCAAACCCTAACTGCCTTAATGGAACCTTCCTTGCAAATGTTAGTGCCAGGCCGTCTGCAAGGTCCGGTGAACGTCCTAGCTTTTCTTTTATCTCCTCTTTAGGCGTTAGTATTAAACGCCCATTCTTAGAGTACTTATAGTGAATGACTGCAAGCTCTTCTCTTAGTCCAGGTTCATCCGGCAAAGCTCCGCCATCTTCTATCCAGTCTTTCAGTTTGAAGTACATCTCTGCTCTGATATTCTCATAACGCTTATTCTCTATCGCCGCGCCTTGAAACGGTATCTCCCTCAAAGCCGTGTACCCCATCTGCCGTAATCTGTCGACTACGCCAGCACCCATGTTGCCAACGTCTATAAAGGTCATATCTGCCTTGTGTTCATCCATTGCCAAAGCAATATAATCTGCCGTCTGCATCGTGTTCAGCTTCTTATAGATTCTCGGCTTAGCATATGCCATTAAACCCTTACGCCGCCATATGCACGTTCTGTCATCGCCAAAGCGCGCTATATCAGCGCCTTGCACTAGCGGCATATCATAGGGAACATCCTTTTCTGTCAGCTCTCTACTGAAAGCCTTATCTAGTTCCTCCAGGCTGAAAAGCTCGTTGATTGCCGATACGCTAAAGTCACACAAATACTCTTGTCTGAATTCTACCTCCGGCATATCCTCTTTCAGTTCTTCTATGCTCTTTGCGTCTAAGATGCCGCTATCGTACACGTTCGACAAATACGCAAAGTAACGCTTATTCGTCTTGGCCTTCTTGTACATCTCATAGAAGTTGTTCTGCCCCTTGGGTGTACCGATGAAATAGCAATAGCCTTTTCTGTCGCCGTTCTCTATCGCAGGTCGGATTATCTGCGTCCACATCTCCGGCTTCATATCCGAATACTCGTCAAGTATTACGCCGTCCCAATATGTACCACGCAATGCGTCGGGATTGTTCGCACCAACGATATATATCCTTGCGCCCTGCGCTCCAGGTACTTTACTGGGGAATTCAACATACTTTTTAGTTTCATTCACCTTGATGCCCTCTATGACGCTTGTGTAATACTTCAATGGTCCCCATGCAATAATTTCCATCTGTGCACTGAACGGACCTACCAAAGCATACTGCGGGCTGATTAAGTCGCTCTGCAAAGCATCCCTTATAAGGTGATTCACCATTCCGATGGTCTTACCAAAGCGGCGGTGTGCTACGATTACTGCAAAGCGGTGTCTGCTTAATTCCTTATGCAGTACCTTCGCCCATGCAGGTCGCGGAGTATATGGTATTTGTATTATGTTTTCCATGTTTACCCCCTTGAAAAAATCGTTTTGGTAATTTTTGGTATTTACCTCCCCCGGCGGCTGCGAAATTTTTGGGCCCCACCCCCACTCAATGTCAGCGGAAAAGGCAAGAACCAAAATCAATTTTTGCGAAAAGCCAGGGAAATCACCAACGCCAGCGCCGCCAACCAATCAATCAGAACTCACGCCAAACAAAAAATAAAAACGTGGTAGGCCTGCCGCATGAGCCACGCAGGAACGGCCGCAAGATATGCCAGGCGGACGGCTGCCGCTAACATCATCAGCCAGGCCGTCAACATCTGGAACCGCCAGCTAATCAGCAGCAGCAGGATAATATTTTACGTCCGATAATAAAGATTATGTTAAAAGCTCTATCTATGTTTATGTTTTGGTAGCATTTTCTGAACAATCGTTTACTATTACTGCATCATCTGCCGCGCCCCAATGATACACAGCCGGGCCCTTGTTAGCGTGTGTCTGCTTATCAAACGCGCCCACGCTATCAGCATACAGCTTAGACGCGGTTAGCTTGTCCTTGTTGCTGGCTTTGGGGTCCGTCATTATCTTAAGCCAGTAGGCTTGCAAGTCCTGCACAGCCAGGACGGCTACAGCCGCGCCCTGCTGTTTGAGCAGCGCCGCGCAGTCCTCCAGCGTCTGCGGCGTTGTTGCTATTGCTGGCGGTCTGCCTCTTGTTGGTGTATTTGTATTAGCTAATAAACTTTTAATCTTAAACATTTTCGCCACATTCTCGTTACAATCTCTGTAACTGTATATACAATTAATATTATCAATAATGACAATCACTAAACAATACATAAACAATACATATTGAAAAGATAATCATTATTTACCAGAAAAAGACAATAAAAAAATGATTAACAGAATCCATCTGTCAATCATCAATTAAATTATATTTATTATCTTGCTATAAATTATATGCCTTAAAAAATGCTATTAAGTCAATGATACATTATTATTTTTTTGTGAACTGTCTTAACATATTATAAATGTTGCTAAATAAAGAAGAACGGCCGCCGCTGAACATCTGCCAGCGAGCGGCCGTTGCTATCCTCTTATAATGTTGTTATTTACCCTGCGTATCATCTGCGGGGCTGCCGTCGCTATCTGCTGGCGGCGCTGGGAACGTCAGAACGGCGCGCCCGGTATCATCTACAAACGCCAGGCGAACGCCGCAGGCCTGCGCCAGCTTAACCAAATCATTAATAGACCAGCTGTTACGGCTCAATTTGTTCCGCACGGCGGGGACCGTAAGCCCCAGGCCGTCAGCCAATGCCTGCGAACTCATGCAGCGCATAGCAATTAGCCCCTTGATTATAGCTTTACTGTTATCCATGTTTTACACCTCCATTATCCGTTGTCTACATTATACCGCATAGCGGTGTAATTGTCACCAAAAAAAATAAAAAATAATCAAAAAAGGTATTGACAAGTATAATCAACGACGTTATAATATAACTGTAATCAAGATACAGATACCGAATAGCGGTATACATTTTAGGAGGCATGAAAAATGAAATTATTTACAAGCATTATCCTAGGCGGCGTTCTTCAAATTCTGGCCGTTAGCGCCAGCGCAGCGCAGCACATCAACCCCGACACGGCGAACACGCTGGATTGCTTTTTCTGGTACATTGAAAACGGCGGCCTTGAAGTTGCTTGCGTGCAAACAGCCGCTAACCTGGGCTGCTACGACCTGGCGGACGTTATCGCCACATTATTCTAAAGGAGGAATGAACAATGACATTTGAAAAGTATAACGCCAACCCCGAAAACAAAAATATCGGTGATTGCTCAATTAGAGCTATCTGCACGGCAACCCCGCTTACCTACCAGCAGGCCAAAAAGCTGCTTGAAACAAAGGTATTTGAAAGCGGCGCCGCTTGGAACACCGTAAAGAACATCACCGCCGCCCTGGCTGATTTAGGTATAGAGGTTAAAGCCGCCAGCCGCGAAACAGTCAACAGCTTTACAAAGCATTGCGACACCGGCGCCAGCTACGTTGTTTTTGTAGCAAAACACGCCGTAGCCGTTGTTAATGGCGTTATCTATGATACATGGGACAGCAGCCGCCGTTTTGTAAAGCTGGTTGCCAAAGTCAGCCGCGAGAAATTCGCCGAATTAAAAGCCAAATACAACCTGGAACCTAAAAAGGAGGAAAAGAAAATGGACTGGAAAAAGATTTTTGCCGCTTGCGAAACAATCGAGGAACTGAAAAAGGCGTTTAAAAAAGCCTGCATGAGCTGCCACCCCGACAAGGGAGGCACGGCCGCCGAATTTAAGGCAATGAGCGCAGCGCACGACAAGCGCGCCGCAGAGCTGGCCGAAAGCGAAAGCCGCCAGGAGTGGCAGCGCAACAAGAAAGCGGACGGCACTTATAAAACAGCCGCCGAAATCCTGGCCGAACAGGCGGAATTTGCCGAAATCCTGGCCGTGCTGATGGGCTTGAAGGGCCTTGAAATTGAAATCTGCGGTAATTGGTTATGGATAGGAGGCGAAACGAAAGAGAACAAAGACGCCTTGAAAGGCGCCGGCTGCAAATGGGCCAGCAAGAAAAAACTTTGGTACTGGCATGCTGGCGAGTGGGTGAAGAAAGTCCGCCGCGCGTTGACTATGGAACAAATCCGCGACCTGCACGGCAGCGAGTTTTTGAAATACCGCCCGGAAACGCCCTTGTTACAATAGCCGAAACGCCGCCCCGTGCGGCGTATACCGGGGACCGGCCGCCCCGGTACTGATGAGGCAGGCCACCAAAGGAGGAAAGAACCATGAACAAAGCCGAACAATTAGCGAAAGCTATAGAAACGAGCCTTGCAGCCGTGGAACCGCGCCGCGCGTTATGCTGGCGCTTATGCCGCGAACACGTGGCACGAATCACCCCGGCGCACACCGTTACAGACCTGGCAAATCATTTTGCCGCCGCGTTTTTTGCCGATGAAGCGTTAAACGCAGAGGCGCAAGGCGTTTGCCGTTGCTATATCGCCTACACTGATATTTTCAAAGCAGAAACGCGCGAAAAAAGCACGCGCCTTGACCCCATTCGCGACGCTATCCGCGCCGCTGGCTATTCGAACGGCTACGACCCCACCACTTTAAGTTATGACGTTGACAAGCGCGAACACGTTTGCGCAAGCTTTACCGTTGGCCCGTGGGGCCAGTCCGGCGACTGGCGCAATCGTGTTTTAAGCGGGGACTACCTGCGCGACGAATTGAAGCGCCTGGAAAAAGAAGCCAGCGGAAAGACGCCAGCCGAAATCATAAGCGACGCAGAAGCGGCGGCCGCTGCCTGGCAGATGCTGAAAAAGCAGCAAGAGGCGTACAAGCAAAATATTCTTGTTTTACGTAAAATGCTAGCGCCCATCACTTTTGATGATTGGAATGATTGGAAAATTAACGCTTATTAAGGAGGCTTTAAAGTGAAGCGAAAAGAGCGCAAACATCAATATTTAAAGCTTGCCAAATCTTTACGCAGTTTGTCACACGCTAAAGGCGGCGTTAAAAAATTAACATACGCCCAGCAGTGCGCGTATTGGGACAGCGTGAGCTTGCTGTATTTGTTCAATCTTTTGTAAAGGACCAATCTACACCGGCAGGAAAGCCGCCGCCGGTGTAGAATATTAAAAGGCAGAAGCGATTTTTTAGGAGGAATCAACCATGTTAAAAGAAATCAGAAACAATGTTTATAACGCCCTTTTCGTGGCCGCTGATGAAGAAGGCCAGCGCTACGCCGCTTTCGAAGCCGACTGGAACGGCGAATATTGGGAAGCGACCGCCTGCACCGAAAGCGGCGAGCTTGTCAAAGGCGAAATCACTAAGCTTTACCCCGTTCACGTTTACCACGCTGGAACCGACGAATACGAAGAAGTGGGCTATGATGAAGAAGCGCCCCGCGTTCTGCTGCCTGGCTGGCGCGACTACCAGAAGTGCGGCTATAACGAAAGCTATTCCCTGGCCCCCGTCGCTTACAGTGAAGCGAGTGACCGCGTTTACTTGATGCTGCCGGAAGGCGCTAGCGTTTACGCTGATGACGCAGGCTGCCCGGTGATTGATTATGACGGCTTTAAACAAGCCGACGTAATTAACCAATATGACGGCAGCGGCTGCCGCCCGTATATCATCGACAACGACCGCCGCCGCGCATATCTGGAAGTTGTCGAACTATAACCCCGAATCACCCGCCCGGCGCAAGCCGGGCTATTACGAAAGGAAGCGAAATTATGAAAAATTTTGTCGGCTTGAAAGCCGAAATCAAAAAGCAGAAAGCTATCCGCGCCCGGCTTGACAATGAGCGCGGCCGCCAAACTGTTAATTGGAAAGCCGCAACTTTTCGCCTGGCGTTGCTGAACCATTGGAAGCGTCAAGGCGTAGGGCTGCCGGACAACTACAGACAGCTTTGGAACCCGCCAACTAATTGGACCGCGCGCACGTTGAAAGAACGCACGCCGCTGCACGTTTGGGAAGTTGACGCATTGCGCGCGGGATTGGTTGCAGAAGCGTGCAAAAAATTTAAAAACGCAACGTCCCCGCTTATTCGTTGGATGATAAGAGATGAGCTGGCGGCAAAAGTTACCGAATTGTACCGCCGCCCGGTATTTTAACGAAGCATTATAAAAAAACACAAGCCCCAGGGCAAACGCCCCGGGGCTTTTCTGTATCCTGCAAATGCGAGCAGGCTATATATTTTTGAAGTCGAAATCTTTTACAGGTATAATCACTAGGGCTGCCATAATTGGAACGCGTGGCGGCCCTTTTCTGTGCGTGTAGCGCATACTTTAGGGAAGCGAAAAACAAAAAGGCCGAGGCAAAACCCCGGCTTTTTTTGTTTGTGTTCGCACACGTAACGCACAACCAATAGCAAGCGTTTTCTTAATGTTTGGAAGCGGCAGCGCCGTGCGCCTGCCTTTAACCTTCTTTCTTCTGTTCCGCCCTGGCCTTTTGGAAGCTGTTGGCGTTTATGTCAATTCGCAGCAATCCTTCTTGAATCGCCAGCATGAGCAGGCCGTCAATGAATGAGCGGCGACGGAGCGCGTACACCTGCGGGCTAATTTCATCCATAACGGAGATTTTGCGGACCGTCCAATGGTATACATACCGGTGCTGAATCGCCTTATAAGCCTTATCGCCAAACCGCTGCCGAAACAGAAGAAGCGAACGTTCCATAACATCCAGCCATTTTTCCGGCTGATAAACTAAAAAGGCCTGCCCAAGATAAATACACCGGACCGCAGCAAGCGGCGTTACGGCTTGAATTGCAAGGCGTGCCGTAGAATCGCCGCCGGTCCTCATATCAAATTCCAAGCGTTCCGCCCTCTGCTGCATCCTGGTAGAAACAACCGCTTTACCTATTGCATTTTTAGCAAAGAACAAACTCTCTGCATGGTCTGCTGCTTCTGCGTAATCCATTTTCTTTACCAGTCCACATCATCGAGCGGGTCTTTCTGTTCCGCTTTGGGGGGATAAGGCGTAGTGGTTTGCGCAATCTTTACGCTTTCCAAATGCTCCAGCAGTAAATAGCTTGCTTTAGAATTTTTGCCGTTTCTATCCACGTATAAATCAGTCTGGAAGCGGCCTCCGACAATAACCTGCGTGCCTTTGGTGATGTAGTTGCTGATATATTTAATCAGTCCCGGGATAAAGCAGCGGCAAGAAATGTAGTCATAAATTTTCTTTCCGTCTTTGTCAAGGTACGTTCTGGAACACTGAATTTCAAGGTTGCATACCTCTTTGCCGTTCTTCATAACTTGCACCGTAGGTTCAAATTTTACCCAACCAAGTATTAAACAGTTATTCAACATTATAAATTTTCACCTCAACTTTTGGTATGTCACTATATTTTTTAGATACTGTAAGTTTAACAATCTGTTTATCGTCCTTGTAGACAATACCGGAAATTGAATCAAGAATAATTTTTGCGACGTTGTCAACATCGGGTTTTTTTATCGGCAGTTGCAAGCCGTTTAAAGCCTGCTCCTTGAATTTTTTCGACTTGCTGGCAGGAATACCCACGTCAGCTATTATCTCTACACCTAGTGGCAATTCCGTGAGCGTCAGCCCTATTCTTTGCATTGCTTCACTAGCAAGCAATTTGACATAGGCTTTATAGTTACGGCTTTTCTCCGGGTCGTATGCTTTTACAAATCCGCCATGAGTAGAAAAGCGAGGCCGTCCCTGCGCCGTCGGTTCGCCTGGAATCGTAAATGTTAATTTCATTTTTCTGCATTCTCTTCAGATTCATCGTCAGCATCAAAAGGCCCCGGGATATATACTTCTTCGTCCTCGGCCTTCGCCAGCTCCGCCATGTATAAGCCAATCAGACTATATACGGCAATGTCTTTCAGACTTTCAGCGATTTTACCGCCATGA